TCCCACACGAACAGCCACGTCGGACAGACTGCATCCCAGTGGCCGAGACAGACGAACTTGTCCAACTTCAGCTTCAGCGTCTGGTCCTTGCCAACGCCCATGCATTCGACCAGGCGATCGTGCATGAGACGGTCGGGCATGTAGCGAATGAACGCTGGGACCTGGCTGAGGTTGACAGGTGGACGGTTCAGGCCGAAGGGAGCGCTGTTGGGAAACAGCGCGTCAAACTTCGCCTCTGACTCGTCGCCCATCTTAGCGTAGCGGGCATCCCAAGACTGCTGGTGAAAGGGCTTCATCGGGTCTCATCCCACTCGAAGATGCAGCCAACAACCTGCTTCTTGTGCTCCAGGTAGTACGACCTGACGTAGCGGGCCACCTTCAGGTCACAACGGATAGGGACTCCGCTCAAAGCCTCTATCTCATCATAAACCACCTTGTCAAGTGGTCGCTTCTCTGGCAAAGCCACCAGTAGCTCCGTCTGCTCGGGCCTGACGTCCACAGTGCGCCAGTCGCACTCACCACCTAGCAGGAGAGCGCGTTCCCTGGCGAACTCGTGCACCTTGCGACCCATGTCCAGGCGATTCTGCATGTAAGGCGATGCCTCAGGCAGGCTGCGGTAGTTTCGCATCTCGGCGTCAAGCCGTGCGAGTTCCTGGTCGATTCGGCGGTCGATGCTCACAGTGGCCGCCTGCGGTCGTGCTCATAGAAGAACCAGATGGCGATGACGACGATGATGAGTTCGACGTTCACCACACACCGTCCATCAGCCAACGCAGGAAGTTCTTGGCCGCCTTGTCCCAGCACTTACGGCAGATGCGCTCCCGAGTCGTCTGCGTGTAACGCTCACATCCGTAGCAGATGGTGAACCTTCTCATCTCCCACATCACTTGCTCGCTTCCACGTAAACGACCTGGTTGTCATTGTCGTAGGCGACGCCCTGAAGGGCGTCCAGCACCAGCTTGACAAGGTTGTCAATGTCCGCCCTGGATCGGCCAGAGGGACGTGCTGGCGCTGGACGCACCACGATGCGGGTCTCATCTCCCAGGAAGACCATGTGGACCTCGACAGGCCCCTCGAACTTCGGACCCTTGTACATGCTCTTGATCCTGGACTCAGCGATCCGCGTGGCTGGTGGCGTGAAGGCATGGCCAGTGCGCTTGACGATCGCGCGCTCCTTGGGCTGTGGCCTGCCTGGCACCGTGAACTGGTACAACCTACCCCCGCGAGTCAGGGGGTGAACCACGCCCTTTCGACCAACTCCATGATGCGCTTCTCGCCATCGGGTCGGGCGTAGAACTTGCCCCATCGGTTGTCGGCGTCACGGATGATCTCGACCGCTTCCTCGACCGTGTGGCGGTCATCTTCCCTCAGGTAGCGGGCCAGCTTGAAGAGTGTGTGACCCCGACCAGAACCTTCGAGTGGTCCCTGTTCGAAGATTACCCGTGCCTTACCCCGAAGGCGCGCAATTGCGTCCTCCAAGGCTTCGGCAGGACGGGACTCCCAGTCACGTCGCCTGATTGGGGCCTCAGGAGCCACGTAGTGGCCTGCCAGCGTGCGTAGCGGCTCAACACCCGTCCGAGCCTCCCAGGCGGCTGAGACGAAATGCTGGAGGCTGTAGTACCCGCTGTGGTCGGGGTTCATCATCGAGCGACGGGAACTTCGCGTCGCGGCACCTAGCCATCCTGGGTAGGGCAGGCGGACGTAGTTCCCCAACTGACCGTCCACGAGGTAGTCCTGCTTCGGGTTGATCTCCTTCGTGGGAGCGTCAACCAACTGGCAGGCGGCCAGCAGAGCGCGTCGCATGATCGGAGCCTCAATCGGCTCAGAGGCGAACACCCATACGTGGTAACCCTTGGACCTGCTACGCTCGATCCAACCCGTGATGCCGAACGTGGTCAGAGCCAGCCAGACGTTCTTGGCGTGGACCCAGGATTCTTCCTCGCCCTCATCGAAGTCCACGCAGCCCCAGTGAACCACCCACGTGCGGTCGTAATACCCGTCCCGCATCATGATCGACTCCATCCTCATGAGATAGACGCCGATCGGCTCTCGGGTGCCGAGCAGGTGGCCTGCCATCTTGTCCCACAGGTCGGGACGGTCGTAGGTCGTCGTTGTCGACAGACGCTCGCACTTCCCCTCCTCGGTGCCATAGGCACCTCGGTTCCCATCGAACAGCGTGCAGAACCTGTAGATCAGTTCATCACGGGTGGCACTCGACGTCATTCAGGACCTCCTCCAGTTCCCATTCCTTGGCCAGCTTCGCGATGCGGTCCCATGCGATCTTGTACGTCGCTTTGATTGAGCGGACAGCGTACTCAATCTCAGGGTGGGACGGCAGGCAGGATGTGTGCTCCAGCAACGCCTCCTCGAACCCGATGTCGTTGCACTTCCACAGGAAGTAGGCAAAGTCGTCAATCGTCACTTACGCCCCCTTCTCCCGTAGCGGCCCCACATGTAGAACCAGAGACAGGCAATGGTGATCAGGATGACGTTCTCAAGCATCGTCAGGTTCGACGTCCTCGAACAGGAGCGGGAAGCAGCCGTCGTCATCTGCCTGGTCCTGTGCCCAGATGGTCTCGTTGGGGATGCCCACGGCGTTCAGAACCATCGATGGCGAGAAGCTGTGACCTTCCTGGACCTTGACGTCATCGACGTACATGGCGATCCAGTCGTCTGCCTCTACGAACTTGACTGTCTTCATGGTGCCTCCGTGATGACGGTGATGTTCTCGGTGATGGTCAGTCGCACTGGTCGTGGCAAATCGGGGGCGGCGTAGCGGAATCTCCACCCGTAGCGGCTGGTTGACTCAGGCTGGATGACGACGACAGGCTTCCCTGCCTGCCAGCCAGTCTTGATCTCTGTGATCTCCAATACGCGGCCCTGCATCATGCTGAGACTGTGACCGCTGACGTGAGGCCAAAGGACCGAGTCGCCCACTTCGAAGTCGTTACCTCGCCAGTCCTTCACAGCGCGTACCCCCAGGCGGCCACAACTACGCACAAGGTCAGGGCGGTCACGAGCATGAGGCCCCAGATGATGTCACCCCATTGGTGGTTCATGTGCTTTCCCCTTCGTGATCTCGATGAGATGGTCGATGTTGACTGGCGTCCAGTCCCAGACGTCCGTGCCGACGTTGATCATGCGCTGCTCTGGCTTGACCTTCCAGGCAGTGTGCACGTGACCGTGCAACAGCCACAGCCCGTGGGGACGCGGCTTGAAGCGGTCGTACTTCACGTCGAACTCGTCAGGGTGCTCGGGGTCGTGGTACGGGAAGTGACAGAGCATCAGCGTGGATGTCTTGTACGACGTCAGACACGTCCCGTCCAGGACGCGCCAGCCGAACTTCCCCCACTCGTGCTTGGCGGGCTTCTTGTGCCCTGCCCACACAGTGTCGTGGTTGCCTGGCACCAGGTACTTGCTGCCATTGAGTTGCTCTAGCCATGGGGCAGCGGACGACACGCTACCCCACACGACGTCACCTAGGACCCAAACATTGTCCCAGTCGCCCACGACCGAATTCCACCTGTCCACGAGTCCTTGGTTCATCGCTTCTACGTCTGGGAAAGGACGATTGCAGTAGTCGATGATGTTCTCGTGACCGAAGTGCAGGTCGCTGGTGAACCACGTCTTGTAAACCTTGCTTGCCACTAGATCCCCTTCGGCTGTAGTGGGATTGGCTGCGGCGGGAACTGTCCGAGCAGGATGTGTGTGAGCACGTCGGCATCAATCAGCCGCCTCACCATGTCATGGGTGCCACGGCTTTCCCGCAGCGGCTTGTCAATGGCAACGCACCACACGGCTGCCTGTGACCAGGTCATGACAGGATTACCCCCGCTCCAGCGAAGCGACTCGCGATGGCCGCTACGCACACAAGGATTGCAACGAGGACTGCGCCGAAGCGCAGCCCCCGAAGCTGATCGATGATCTGAACGAGGTTCCCAGGCTCACCCTTCTTGGGCGGGCACATTGGCCTCGTCCTGTGGCTCGGTGGCGGCCTTGTCGGCCTCGCCCTGGGCGAACAGGTCGCCGAGATCGACGCGCAACACCCGCACGTCAGGCTCCTCGCTGGGGTCAGCCAGGTTCGGCAGCCGAGACAGGATCTCCCGCAGGAGATGGTTCGTCTCGAACGCCTTGACGTTCTGGACGACAAGCTGTGAGACGATCGCCTCGTAGACGGGACCCCACAGGTTGCTGGCCTTGGCCTTCTCGTAGATGACGATGGACTTGGCCATCATGTCCCTGGCGTGAGCCTCGTCGTGATCGGCCTCGTCCAGGCTGCTCGGCTTGGTGCCCATCATCAGACCGATGAGACCCTTGATGAAGTCCTCTTGCGTTGACGCCATGATGCTCCTTGGTTATGAACCCAGCATGACTGCTGCGTTCGTGGTTGGCTTACCCGATCGGAACATGTCCTCAGGCGTCAGCTTGCGGATGTGTCCCGTGTCGGCATTGATGAACAGGTCGACCTTGCCCAGCTTGCCAGGTGGCCGCTTGTTCTTGGCGATTTCCAGCGTGATGCTATCCTGGTGACCCTTGCGCTCGTGCTCGTTCAGCTTCTTGTTGTCACGCTTACGATAGACTTCCAGGACGATGATGGCCTCGGCTGCGCCGCCGAACTTCATGCCATCCATGCCCTGGGCCTGGCCACGTGTGTCACCGTCACCACGCTTACCCTGGTGGATGACGAACGTAGGGGCATCTGCCACCTTCGTCCAGCGCTTCATGTCCTGGGCTGCGCGGGTGACCTCGTTGTAGCCGCTGCCATACAGCAACTCCAGGAAGTCGTACACAACCATGTCGATGCGCGCACCCCAGAAGTCCTGAGCCTCGTCCACCGCTTCGCCCATCTGCTTGGGCGACAGGCCGCTATCGATCACGATGAGATGCCTGAAGTCCTCCGCGGCAGCACCACGGACGAGACTGATGGCTTCCTCGTCATGGGCCTTGACGCGCGTCTCCAACGCCTCGGCGCTGACACCGTAGCGAATGGAGATCAGCTTCGACAGCACCAACTCAGGTGACTCGTCAGGCGTGAAGATGATGCAGTGCGCATCTGGGTTGTTGTTCAGAGCGTTCAGGACGACCTGCGTCTTGCCGCTTCCCTCTCGCCCCGTGACAAGCGTGAGTTCGCCTCGGCCATGGCCACGAGTGAGTCGATCCACCTCAGGAATTCCGAGGAAGAAGCGGTCGGTCTGCTGGACCTGAGTGACATACGTGTTGCCGTCCAAAGGACGGATGTGCTCGTAACGACTCGCGATGCGAGCCGCCTCAGCCTCTCTGCCAGCTTCCTGCTGCGCTGCAATGTTGCGTCGAACCGCTGCAAGATCAAGCTCCTCTGCCAACTCACCCTCCAATCCCTCTCCTCGTCGGCGGATACGAATGACAACACACCTGCCACCTGAGCCTTCAACCAGGCCTCAGCCAACTTCCGACGCTCTGTGTCGTTGATGTTCCAGTTGGCCCACTGCGTGTACCCGAGAGACTCCAGGTAGTCATGACAGGCTTGCTCTAGCTTGACTTCACTTACGAAACTGTCGTACTCCAACGTCTGTCCTCTCCGTAGGGACGAGAAAGGCGCCCCCGAAGGGGCGCCCATTCCCGCTGCTGACCCCCAGCAGATCAGTCGTTCCAGAAACCCACTCGGCTGTCCTTGTGGGTGAAGTCGGGGCTGTTAGCCCACGTGTCGTCGGTTGCCTTCTTCTTGCGGTTGTCGAAGAATTCCTGAGGGTGGCTGTCGTAGCGGGCCTTGGCCCACGCTGAGTTCTCCTTGCGAGCCGCCTTCAACTCGTCGTCGCCCATGCCCTTGAGTTCGGCCTGGCTGTACGGTGGCTTGGCGGATGCCGTCACGGTCGACTCAGACTTCAGGGCGCCCTGGGTTACGACTGCACCAGGGAACTCCTTGAACACCTCACGGAGGACGCCGTCCTCATCGCGAGAGACCTCCAGGCCCAGCTTCTCTGCCACCACCGCGGTGGCGTAGTTGGCTGCCTGGCGAGCGACTGCCAGCCAAGTCGAGGCTGAGTCAGGATCGCCTGCCATCAACTCGGGCGGGAAGTCGAACTGCACTGAGCAGAACGCCTCGGCGCTCTCGTAGTCCAGGCCACGGTTCTGGTAGTTCACCTTGCGCTGGAACGAGAACGTGCCGCGCAGGTTGCTCAGCGCCGTCACCATCATGTCCTGGAGCGAGCGGTCCACGACTGCCTGCTCCACTGCACCCTTCTCAGTATCTGCCAATTCCGTCCCCTTCGGTCGGTCAGGTCTGAAAGTGCTTGCCCTTGCACTGGTTCCACTTGAGGCACCAGTCTGGACTACACAGCGCATGCTGATCCCTGAGGGGCCAGTGTGGCAGCCCCGCCTCGATGAACTCAGCAATGGATGTCAACTGTTCCTTCAGGAATGACATGTGCTGGATGGTCCTGTTGGCGGGGAGAAGCTGTGGCTTGGTCCCCTTGAAGTCCAGGTTCACGAACGTGAACGGGACCTCTTCGCCTGGCACGTACAGCCCTGCCTCAAAGGCAGCGGCTGCGTAAACTGTGGGCTGCACACCCCATCGGCGCAGCTTCCACCCCTCCTTTGCGTACTTATCCTTGTTCCCTGACAGCTTCCAGTCCATGATGCCATGACGATCGTCTGCGTAGTCGGCCGTGCCAGACAGCCAAATCTCACGCTCGGGAGTGTCATGGAAGAGGAACTTGAACTCCTCTTCGCACCAGGTCGTACTGACCAGGGTTGGGTAGACGTAATCGTACCACGAGTAGAAGCCGCCCTCAATGTGAGCAAGGGCGGTCTCCTCTCGCTTGACCTTCACCCATCGGAAGTCAGGGTCCGCTGCCAGGGTGCGGAATGTCTGCACACCCAGGGCTACGGCCGCATCTGGCTCCACGCAGCGCATGATGACCGCCTCAATGGCGGCATGCACTGAGGTTCCCGCTGCTGCTGCATCGGTCTGATCTGCTGGATGAGTGTCCTTCAGCATGAACCGAGCCTGCTCGGGGCACTCGAAGTAAGTCGAGAGCCACGACTGTCGAAAGACATGTACAGGCTTGGTCACGACTTGGAGTGCCTCCTACCACGCTTGCCTGCATGAGGTTCGATGCCATTGCGCCTCAGCAGCGCTGCGATGGTCGCGTTGTGGATGGACCTCAGGATCTCTTCCTTGAGCACACGAGCGATGTCTGTGGGGCACAACCCCTGTTCGTGTAGCTCAATGCAGCGGGCCGTCGGGATCTTCCTGAACTTGTCAGACCGCTGCTGGTCGAGCGCCCTCAGGAGGAAAGTATACTCCTGCTTGGACAAACTCTTGTATTTGTCCAGCCGCACGATCTCGGCGTAGCAGGTGCGCTCTGTGACCAGGCCCACTAGCTCCTGCACGTCTTCAGCGGCCAGGTCGGCGATGACCTGCCTGGGGGGACGGGGGTCACCGTTGTTGTCGCGGTCCTGGGGGATCTTCCCCACGTCTAGCTCCAGCCAGATGTCAGCGCCTGCAAGAATCAGGTCCTCGGCTGTCTCAACGGGGACACGCAACAGCGGCGGCTGGTCCCACGTCATCCCCTCTGTCTTCGTCAGGTCCACATCACACAGGCAGTCGTCTGGGTGGAAGTGCACACCACAACCCACGAACTTGTGCCTCGGGTTGAGGTAGACCTCAACGTGTGCCTCGCCCATGAGCGGAGAAAAGCTCTCACGCTTCTGCCAAGTCGTTGACAACCCTCACCTCCTCCGTGTCGTAGTCAGCTTTGTGAAGCGGACTCTACGGCACCTTGTCAAGCCCCCCTTGACTGGGCATAGCTCTAGCCAAATATTGAGAATTTGTCCGCGCCGTCTACGCAGA